ATCGCGATATAACCTTAAAATTTAAAAACAATTTATTAACACTTAAAACTTAAAAAAGCAATGGATATTTCATTAGCATTAAAGAGATTTAGCTCTCTTCAAAACAACACAAAAAAGTCTGACTCAATCTTTAAGCCAGCAAACGGTAAATCACAAATCCGTTTAGTACCTTACAAATTCAATAAGGATAATCCTTTTATCGAATTGTATTTTCATTACAACATTAATAACAAAACTTACTTATCTCCAATTTCATTTGGAAGACCTGACCCTATCGTAGAGTTTGCTGAAAAGTTAAAACGCACAGGTGATACAGACGATTGGAAAGCAGGTAAGAAGATGGAGCCAAAATTAAGAACATTCGCACCTGTAATCGTAAGAGGTAAGGAAAGTGAAGGAGTTAAGTTTTGGGGATTTGGAAAAACTGTATATCAAGATATTTTAGGATATATAGCAGACCCTGATTATGGTGATATTACAGACCCACATACAGGACGTGATATTGTATTAGAAGTAGTATCTGCTGAGGAATCAAATGCAGCATACCCAACAACTACAATTCGTGTTAAACCTGCAGTATCTAAAATCTTAGATGACCCACAAGCAGTAACTGATTTGTTAAACGCACAGAAAGAAATTACAGATTTATATTCTGAATTATCTTATGATGAGTTAAAAAGTGTATTAGAAAGTTGGTTAAACCCATCGGCAGCTGCCAACGGAACAGGTAACCCTGTAAACGAAGCATTGGAAGCACCTAAAACACAATCATCAGTATCGGCGGATTTGGGCGGAACATCTCCTACACCAGTAATAGATAAACTACCTTGGGATGAGGAAGAAATTGTTGTAAATGTACCCGCAAAACCTGCACCAAAAGCAGCAGTTGCAAAAGATGATGTAGAATCGGCATTTGACGATTTATTTAACAACTAAAAAAAAGTTATAATGGCAAAAAGAGAAGATGATTTAGCAAGTTTACTTGCCGATTCTCTAAACAAACAAAATAAGGATGGCAAGATTGCCTATTTCTTAGACGATGATAGTACGGATGCACCGACAAACGTCAAAGATTGGTTATCTACGGGAAATGCAATGCTTGATGTTGCAATCTCAAACAGACCTTATGGTGGATTGCCAGTTGGTAGAATAACAGAAATAACGGGTTTAGAGCAGAGTGGAAAATCTCTGCTCTCTGCCCATTTATTAGCTGAAGCACAACGTAAAGGTGGTGTTGCAGTTCTGATTGATACCGAAACCGCAGTTAGTAGAGAATTTTTAGAAGCAATTGGAGTGGATATTTCCAAACTCCTTTATGTTTCAGTAGATACCGTTGAAGGTATTTTCGAAGCTTGTGAAACAATTATTGAGCAAGTTCGTAAGGGTGATAAGGATAGATTGGTTACAATCGTAGTGGATTCAGTAGCAGCAGCATCTTCAAAGAAAGAGATGGAAGCTGATTATGATAAAGACGGTTACGCAACTGATAAGGCAATTATTATTTCAAAAGCAATGAGAAAGATTACCAATATGATTGGTAGACAATCTATTGCATTAGTATTCACAAACCAATTAAGACAGAAGATGAACGCAATGTTTGGAGACCCGTGGACAACATCGGGTGGTAAAGCATTGGCATTCCACGCATCTGTTAGATTGAGATTGAAGAATATGGGACAACTTAAAGCCGGAGATAGAATCGTAGGTATTAAGGTTCGTTGTCAGGTTATCAAAAACAGAATGGGACCTCCTTTGAGACACGCAGATTTTGATATTTTCTTTGATAGAGGTATTGATAACTACGGTGGATGGATTTCAGTTATGAAAGACCAAAAATTGGTAAAACAAGGTGGTGCTTGGTACACATATACTGATATTGAATCAGGAGAGGAAATTAAATTCCAAGCAAAAGACTTCGTATCTATTTTAGAAGATGAATCTTTAAAAGACCAAATCTATCGTAGAATCTGCGAAGCAACTATTTTACAATATAAAACATCAGCATCAGAGGAAGTTGAAATAACAACGGATGAAGGCAATGAGTCAGATTAACAAAAGGTATTTAGATATACTAAAACAAATAGATAAAGAACATAATGAATTTGGTGATTTACATCGTAACTCCAAAACATTAATTATTGATGGTCTTAATACCTTCATTCGTTCTTGGTCAACTGCTCCAAATCTTAACGATAACGGAGACCACATAGGAGGCATAGTCGGTACTTTAAAAAGTATCGGCTACGCAATCCGTACAATCAATCCTACCCGATGTATCATTGTATTTGATGGTAAAGGTGGTAACAAGAGCAGACAAGATATATACTCTGGTTACAAAGCAGATAGAGGCAACAACAAAATCAAAATGAGATTGAATCGTGCTGCATCTGTTGAAATGAATCCAGAAGAAGAAAGTCAATCTATGAGACGGCAAATGGTCGGATTAGGTGAATTACTATCTTCTTTACCAGTATCCATTATGATTTATGATGGAATTGAAGCTGATGATGTTATTGCTTACATCACTACTCAATTAAAGAAAGAAGATGAGAAGGTTGTGATAATGAGTTCCGATAAAGATTTCTTACAATTGGTAAATAAAGATGTAAGTGTTTATTCACCATCTAAAAAGAAAATCTATAATATACCAGAAGGGGTAGAAGAGTTCGGAATCCATCCACATAACTTTATCAATTTCAGAATGATTGATGGTGATAAATCTGATAATTTAAATGGTTTACCCGGATTAGGATTAAAAACAATTATAAAAAACTTTCCAATATTAACTGAAGAAGTAGTTCAAAGTACTGAATCTTTATTAGAATTTATCAAAGAGCAACCAAAGAAAACAAAAGCTTACGATTTATTTGAAAATAACTTGGAAATATTAAAAAGAAATCGTAAATTGATGCAATTATCAGAACCAGAATTTAGTGGTACTATCCGTATGAAGATTATAGATAGATACAACGAAGATACTGTTAAGTTTGATAAGCAAGGTTTCTTAAAATTAGGATTAAAGCATAAAGTATTAGATGCATTCCCTAGTATAACAGATTGGTTACAAAGTACATTTTTACACATTTCAAAATTTTAAAACAGATGGCAGAAGAAAGATTAGCAAAACCGTTAGGAGATAGAGTTCTTTTAACAGAATTAGAATCAGAGGTTTCACAGACAGCAGGTGGTATTATTATACCTGATTCGGTTAAAAACGAAGATATTAAAAGAGCAAAAGTAGAATCAGTAGGACCTGGTATTTACACACAAGCTGGAACATTGATTCCAATGAATTTAGAAGTAGGTGATGAAGTAATCATTCCACCATACCATCAAGGATTGGAGATTAAAGTAGGAGGTAATAAATACATCTTATTAAGAGAATCGGAAATTTTAATGGTAGTTAAATAATTTAAACAAAACACGGAACAGATGAAGTGTATCAAAAGTAAAGAAGGAGAAATCCGTAGAGTAAAAGAAGAAGAAGCAGATTTAAAAGTATTACAATACGGTTGGGTGTTCGTTCCTAAATCAGAATGGAAAGCACTTCGTAAACCGATTAATCCCCGACCAAGCTCCGACCAGGCTACCGACGTGGCTGAATTATCAATCGAGGAAAAGAGATTAGCAAGAAAGAAAAAAACTAAATAATGGAAGCAGTAGATACATTGGTAAAGTATGGACAATCGTATCAATCTAAAGTAGTTGCTTCTCTTATATCAGATGTAAAGTTTTTAGAGCAGGTAAGTGAAATAACCAAAGCTGCATTCTTTGAATCCGAAGCAAATAAATGGATTATAAACGAAGTAATTGATTACTTTGGTGAATATCGTGCAGTACCAACAATGGAGGTTTTCAAAATCAAAGTTGGTACAGTTGAGGATAAAGGATTAAAGCAAACTATTGTTGAACAACTAAAAAGTGTTTATCAACAAATGGAGGCAAATGATTTGCCTTATGTTAAAAACGAATACCTTACATTTGCTAAGAATCAAAAAGTAAAAGAAGCTCTTTTAAAATCCGTAGAGTTATTAAAGTTAGGTCAATACGATAGAATTATTGACACTATGACAGCCGCATCCAAAGTGGGTGTTGAATCCGATTTAGGTTTAGATTATATTGAAAACTTTGAATCTATTATGGAGGATGTAAAAAGAGACTCAGTTCCTACAGGTTGGGATGTTATTGATGAACTAATGGATGGTGGATTAGGACCAGGAGAATTAGGAGTTGTAATGGCTCCGTCTGGTATCGGAAAGAGTTGGTTCTTATCAAAGATAGCTTGTTCGGCATTACAAAGAGGAATTGATGTATTACACTATACATTAGAATTATCCGAAAGTTATGTAGGACAAAGATATACTACTATCCTTACAAACATTGGAACATCCGAACATAAGGATAGAAAAGAAGAGGTAATTAGAAAAATTAAAGCAGTTCCTGGTAGAGTTCGTATTAAATACTACCCACCACAATTTGCATCAGCTAAAACCTTATCTGCTCACGTTGAGAAGATGAGACAAATTGGTTTTAATCCACAACTTATTATCATTGACTACGCTGATTTATTAAAATCAGGTAATGGTAATAGAGATGGGTTGTATGCGGAGTTGGGTGGAATCTATGAGGAGTTGCGGGGATTGAGTGGTATTGCTAAAATACCTATATGGACTGCAACACAAACTAACAGAGCAGCTATTGACCACGAGGTTATTCAAGCAGATTCGGTTGGAGATTCGTATAAGAAAGTTCAAACGGCTGATTTTATTATGAGTGTTAGTAGAAAAACAAAGGATAAGTTATCAAACACAGGTCGTATTCACATCGTTAAGAATCGATTTGGACCTGATGGATTAACATTTCCTGCGAAGATTGATACATTCACAGGTGTTATGGATGTATTTGCAGCTTCATCGGCAGATGGTATGGCATCTACCAGAGATAGTAAAGATGGGGAGGGATTAGAGAAGAAATTGCTCCATAAAAAGTATGTTGATAATATGGGATAATTGTATAAAATTTTCTAAAGAAAACAGAAAATTTATCAAATCGTTACATAGTTATATCTACACTTTGAACAATAAATTTTAAAAAAATATGAGCAAATTATTTACAGAAAGGATACCATACAAACCATTTGAATATCCAGTTTATTATACGGAAGGTTGGTTACAACAAGCTCAGGCATTTTGGTTGCATACGGAGATTCCGATGCAAGGAGATGTTAAAGATTGGAACGAAAATCTATCGGTAGAAGAAAAGAATTTAGTTGGAAACATTCTTTTGGGTTTTGCTCAAACAGAATGCGCAGTTTCTGATTATTGGACGGGTATGGTTACTAAGTGGTTTCCAAAGCACGAAATCAAACAGATGGCAATGTTATTTGGTTCACAAGAAACAATCCATTCAGTTGCATACTCTTACTTAAATGAAACATTAGGATTAGATGACTTTGCAGGATTCTTACACGATGATTCAATGAAAGCTAGATTTGAAAACTTAACTCAAACTACGGCAGATTGGACACCCGAAGATTTACAAACAAATGTAAAGGCAAGAATTGAAGTAGCAAAAAGTTTAGCAATCTTTTCAGCATTCACAGAGGGTGTAGCATTATATTCATCATTTGCAGTTCTTTATAGTTTTCAAATGAGAAACAAATTAAAAGGAATTGGACAACAAATGAAGTGGAGTGTAAGAGATGAATCACTACATTCAAAAATGGGTTGTCAATTATTCAGACATATGTGTGAAGAATATCCTGAATTGTTAGAAGAAGCTAAATCTTCAATCTATCAAGCAGCACACATAATGCAAGGATTGGAGTTTAACTATATTGATAAGATATTTGAAATGGGTGATTTGGAAAACCTTAAAAAAGAAGACCTTAAAAACTTTATTTCACAAAGAATCAATGAGAAGTTACGAGAATTAGGTTATAATCCTACAACAGATGGGGATGAGTATTTCACTTACGATACAGAATCGGCAAATCAATTAGAATGGTTCTATCATTTAACAGGAGGAGTAACACATACAGACTTCTTTGCAATGAGACCTACCGATTACTCAAAACCAGGTGAAGACGAAGATTGGTCTGATATATTTTAAATTATGAAAAATTACGGAGAAGAATTAGGATGGGAGGTCGATGTAGACTTTCCTCAATGGGGGAATAATGAGATATATGTAAAAACTATATCTAAAGACTACTTGCAATCAGGTGAAAAACCAAAGGATGCGTATTGGAGAGTTGCAACAACGGTTGCAAAGAGATTAGGAAAACCAGAAATGGCAACAAAGTTCTTTGATTACATTTGGAAAGGGTGGTTGTGTTTAGCAACACCTGTTATTTCAAATACAGGAACTGATAGAGGATTACCAATTTCATGCTTCGGTATTGATGTGGGTGATAGTATTTATGAGATTGGTTCAAAGAACTTAGAGTTAATGTTATTAGCAAAGCATGGTGGTGGTGTAGGTATTGGTATTAACCAAATCAGACCAGCAGGAGCAAAGATTACTGGCAATGGTACATCCGATGGTGTAGTTCCATTTTGTAAGATTTACGATTCAACTATTCTTGCTACAAATCAAGGTTCAGTTCGTAGAGGTGCAGCATCTGTAAATATGAACATTGAACATAGAGATTTTGAAGAATGGTTGGAGATTAGAGAACCGAAAGGTGATGTAAATCGTCAATCATTAAACTTACACCAATGTGCAGTTGTTGGAGATAAGTTTATGAGAAAGTTAAACGAAGGTAATCCGGAAGCAAGAAGAAAGTGGGCAAAACTTTTACAAAAAAGAAAAGCAACCGGTGAACCTTATATCCTATTCAAAGGCAATGTTAATAAACAAAACCCTGAAATGTATAAGAAAAACGGATTGAAAGTTCATATGACTAACATTTGTTCTGAAATCGTTTTACACACAGATGAATCACATTCGTTTGTATGTTGTT